ACTCCAAGTTGTGCTTGGGTCTGTTTGTGCTGACCAAGTAGTGCTAACTGTCTGGTCTGACCAAACATCTGGTGGTACAGTTTCATCTTCCCATTTTAAACCACCGAGAGATGAAAAACTACTTGTTTGGTTTGATAGCCCAGCACCTGCGAAAGTTGCTCGTCCTGTGCTGTCAAAATCACTAACACCAGCTATGGTGCTAAAGCCAGCTGCGGTAATAAAACCATCAGAAGCAAAATCACTAACGCCACTAATAACCGAGGCGCCACCAGCTTTGATAAAGCCTTGTGAATCAAAATCGGAAACTGCTGCAATGGTGACTAAGGCTAAGTCAACTTGTGTGCCAACTGCGGTAAAGTCAGAAACAACAACGACAGTAGAATTACCAATGAATAATTCACGGCCTGTAGCCGTAGTATCTGATGTTGCGGGGATGGTGGATGTTAGCTGACCAGCAAGCTCGTCCCACTTGGATCTGCCATAAAATCCTCTACCGTAGCCTAAAGTGGCCATGATGTTATGCCAGAGTTATATCCAAATCGCCTGTGTTAAATCTAAATATATCTCCTGAAGATACGACTTTTGATGCAGTTAAATTAGCGTAAGCCAATAAGTTGCCAGATGTGAGCGCATCAAAAACACCAACGGCAACAACGGTACCATAATCTGCTGTGGCGGTTGGATATTCTATAGCAGCAGTATTGGATGCTGTTGTTGGGTCTGTGCCTGAAACAGAAAATGTAGCAGTTTGTCGTGCGTAAGCGCCACCTGAAACTTCTGTGCCACCACCTGTATCAGTTGGTGCTACAGTATATAATGCGACATATAATGTTGATGGTGCTGTGTAGGCATTACCACCAAACACATGGTCTAAAACTTTGTCCTCTAAATAATCTGAAAATCCTGCCATAATACTTCCTAGTTGTTACTCCAATAATAAACGTTTTTCTTAGCTTTGCCATAAGACCTTCTTCTTTGCATAAGAGAGCCTTTACCAAATTCTGCTTTTTCTTGTTCCATTTTAAGTTCTTCTAAGGCTTTTTCAAAGAGCTGTGAGAACATTGCGACCCTTTCATCTTCCATTAAATAGATAGAAGCGTGTTTTAAAGCACCATACAAATAAACATCGGGATGATTGTTGGATAGGAAGTTGCTAGTGTTGCTATCACTTAGTGCATCTATCTTGCTGTAATAAGTTAATTGTAATGTGTAGCTAGTGTCTGGTGTTGGTGCTAATTCCATAGTGTCATCGACAAAAGCAAAATACACAGGTTGTCCTGTTTTGTTGTTAATTGATTTTCTGTAAATGTCTAAACTTTCAATAGACTGTTGTAGGATTGGTGAAAAGTCATTGGATGTTATTTCAACATTAATACCTTCTAACCAATCGGTAGGTAGTGATAAGTATTGTGCATCAGCCGTTGCTGTTGCTCTTTTAATCATTTCTTTACGTCTTACTCTTCTATTGACTTCGCCTTCAACATTATCAATAAACATATCCATTTGACCAGTTAGGTCAGATCTATTTAAGTAATTTGCTATGTTGGTTTTTAATTCTGAATATGTCATACCTTACCTTTCCATGTTCTGAACAATTTATTATCTGGATTGTTCAACCATTTTTTCCATGCCTTCTGGTCCTTAGCCCAGCCTTCACGCATGGCTTGTTGATATATTACCATAGGAACTTCCGCAACGTGACGTAAATCTTTCCCTGGTTTATTGTAACTTAATTGTTTGACGTGTTCTAAGACTGGTTGCACGTCTTGGGTAGTGTGATAAACGACTTTATCATCCTCGGTAGCAAACTCATGCTTGTAACCAAGTGTGTGATCTATGATAGTTCGTCTAGCCATAAAAAGAGGGCGGGACTAAGCCCGCCCATAAATATCATTAAGATACGTTTAAGTCAGCCACGATACCGTGTGCTTTCTCATTAGATACTTCTAAACCGTACTCAACTACAATCATCTTGGTTTCTGCATCACCAATAGTTGCAATATCAACTGTTTGGAAGTTTCTTAGATATGCTACTTTTGCATATTCTGGATCAACCAATAGTAGAGATCTTTCTCTTGATCTGTTTGATGGTACGATTTGTAACTCACCAAAGTCAGATGAATAGATTGATACAGATGCTTCAACAGTATTAGCATCGATCATTTGTCTTGCTTGTGTTCTACCTGTAAAGCCAGAAATAACTTGCTTGTTATGTGGTCCACAAATTGCTAATGATGGTTCGCCACCATTTTCAAATGAAAGTTGTAATACGTCTTTTAAAAGAGCTTCTGTTAAGTCTCTTTGTGTGCCGTCTACTGGAGCTGCACCGTTACCAGCTGCTGAACCACCAGAACCTCTTGAATCATTGGTTTCAACCCAAGATTCAAAACCACCAGTTACACGAGCTGTTGAAGCATCACCAGTTGTTTTTGCACCATTTTGACATAGAGCTTCTTCCATATCTCTCTTAAGAGCTTTAGCCATAAGAGCTAACTGGTGAGCCATTTCTGATCTCTTACCAGCTGCGTCTGAAACTTCTTGTGAACCAGAAACTGTTGCATCTCTTTTTGAAATCATACATACGTTTGATTCTCTAACAGTTGCTTGAGCTGTTGATCTGGAAAGTTCAAAACCTTCTAATTCACCACTTGATGATGGTGTTGGAAGAACTTCTGTTTGCCAATCAAAGACAACATTTTTTACATTTCTAGTGCCGATAGAACTCATAAATGGAGTTTGCATTGGGGATATGTTGTAAATAATATTACTTAAATCCTCTCTATCAGCAGTAGCGCTATAGGTATCGAAAGCATTTAAAACTTTTGCCATTATATTTTCTCCTTACTTTAATAGCTGTTCAAATAATTTTGCAGCATCCTGTTGTTTACCAGTCTGCTTTAACCTTTGACGCAACTTTTTCTCTGGAGCTGCTGACCTTTTTCTGGTTGTTGAACCAGGTTTACCTACTCTGGCAGCTGCTTTTTGTGTTGGTTTCTTTTTAGTTGCCTGTCCAGCTTCGTGTTGAAGCCATGCAGACCTTAAACCAATCAAAGCTCTGTAGTCATAGACTTGATCCATTTCCTGTGGTGAATAACCAAGGACATCGATAGCGTATTGTCTAATAGCAGCTTTTTCTTGAGCTGCTGTTTCAGGTTTAGACCACTCAGGGATTATTTCTAAAAGTTTTTTGTTACCCTCTTCAACCATAGATTGAATTTGTTTTTGTTGTTCAGCTATGGCTTCTTGTTGAAGTCTTTGCTGTTCAACTTGAACTGCGGATAACTTTTCTTTCTTTTGATCCCAGAGTTGTTTTTCCCTAACATACCCTACTGGATCATCCTCATATAACTTCTGCCAATCAGGTTCATCACCTAATTCAGCATTAAGCTGTGCTTCCATCTTAGGTAGCAGTTGAGAATAAATCGCATCTCTTTGAGCTAACTCAGCTTGCTGTTGCTCAATAGTCTTACGCTGTTGAGACAGTTCTTGAGTTTTCCTCGTATAATCTTGCTGACGAGAATAACCATTTTGGAGTTCTTCGAGCGTGACCTCTGTTTCTACACCATCAACTTTGACTGTATAAAGTTGGGGTTGCTCTACTTCTTCCTCAATATCTTCTTGTTCAACTTCTTCTTCATCCTCATCGTCTAAATCATCGACAAGTTCTTCAACTTCTTCGACTTCTTCTTCAGATTCGGCTTCTTCAACTTCAACTTCTTGGGGTTCAACATTCTCCTCTTCAGGTGCTAAAAATCCTTCAAATGATGAAGCTGCTTTGTCCATTTCGGACTGTAGTGCAATCGGTTTTTCCGTTGTTGCCATAAAAACTCCTTTTGTAGTTTTTTTATATTTTAACTAATTTTTCTGAGCTTTTCTAACTGTGATTTAGTGATTTTGCCTTTTTCAGCAATAATTCTTAGATGTCTCTCTATTTCTGGTAATAAAAGGATGGCTTTGTGTAAATCTTCTCTCATATCAACATCATCAATGTTTCTGCTTCTTAACCAATGATTGACGTATTCTTCTTTGAGATTAGCGATGGCTTCTTTGAAAGATGCGCTGTTAAGAATATTTTCGGCTTCTTGAGCCTTGATCATTTCTTCTTGTGATGGCATTTAGATAAGACTTAATACTTTACCAAGATCGCTTGGTATGGTGTTCATTAATCCACCAGATAAATCTGGTAGTTGTTGGCTTGGTGGTTGTAATGGTGGCAAGCCTATTGCTGGTGGTTGTGGTGGTAGCAATGACAGAAAATCTAATGGTCCTGCTGATTTGCCAAGGTCAAAAGGTATTGGACCACCAGGTTGACCAACATCCATTGGGTCGAAAACAGTACCCATACCGCCACTTGTAAAATCGCCAAGACGAGAAGATCCGCCACTACCGTAACCGCCCATGCCTGACCCAACACCAACTGGTGGTATGTTTGGTGGTATTACTGCTGGTGGTTGTATTGCTGGTAATCCTGGTGATGGTGGAATAACTCTATCACCCATTGGAAATTGTGGTGAAAAACTCATACCAGGTTGGACTACTTGTGAAAATGGCATACCGCCCGCTATTGACTGGGCGTATCGTATGGCAGACATGAATGGATTGTAAAAATTCATTGTGCTATTAGTTTATCAATTTTTTGGTCTAATTTGTCAAGTCTTTCAAATAATCTTGAAATATCGTTTTCTTGATCTTCTTTAGTGACATACTTGCTTGGGATTTCTTCTCTAGTTTTGTTCAATAAAATATCCAACCTTTTTAACTCTGTTTCATTTTTTCTAATGGAAAATAATAATGGCGCTAAGATTAGTGTGATAAAAACATTCCAAACTAAGTATGTTGATAGTTCCATTAATAACTCCAGATATATGGTCGTATCTTACCATGTTTTTCCCCATCTACATCCAAATGTATGAATCTAGCCTTACCTTTTTGTTGTACCCCTATACCTGTAAAACCAAACTGCGGTGCTAGAGCAACAACTTCATAAGCTTGTGAACCGCTTACCAAGATATCGACTGCTATACCTTTAGTGTGTGTGCCTGGTTTTTCTTTGTTGATTTCTGCTGGGTGGCTTTCAGATCTGTAAGCTGAGGTAATAATAAAAGGAAAGTCACATTCCGTTCTGAGTTCTTGGAGCTTGTCTATCACACTAGGGTCCATTTTGTTTTCGCCTGTGTGTTTGCAAGCAAATTCTTCGTACTTAAAGTTTGGCCAGTTTTTCATTTTGTTACGCCTTGTTTTTTTTCGTAAGTTCTTAAACCACCTAAGCCCAGCATACCAAGCAAGATAGTCATAAGACTATTCATATCAAACTCTGGAAGATCGTATGAGAGGCCTGCGAGAGATATCGCAAAGATCGCAAAGGGCTGGAGAATGAAGTGATAAGCAAGTGCAAAAGCACAAATCCAACCAACACACGGACGCCAACCTGCGACAAACCAATGTTTGCTTTGCGCTTCGATTTTATTAACTTCGATCTGCGCCATATTAGCCTTGTGTAATTCGGTTTTAATTTCATGCTCTAGTTTTGCTTTTAAATCTTTATCAGCAACAAATTTGTCCAGTATCCCAGATACTGGACCTATTAAATTGGTTAGTAAATCACTCATCGAATTATTTCTTTTTCTTTAATGCTACAAGTTTTACATAGTCGTAAACCTGTTTTAGCTTTTTGTCTTTAGGCACAGGTAGTGCATAAACAATAACTGATGAGAGACCAATTATTATAAAGACAAAACAAATAATGTTAAATATTAAATCAAACATAATTACTCCTTATTTTTT